CCTGCAGAGGAGGCAGTGTTCTAATGAATCAAACCGCTCTTGATGCTGCATTCAAGGAGTGGTGGGAAGCGTCCTACGGGCGTCCTCCTGGCACCCATGCTGTAATGACCCACGTAGCATTTGCTGCGCACATCCTTCAACTGCTGGAGCTGACTGATGAACAACTCGACGAGTGATCTAGTCAATCACCCGCCGCACTACAAGCAAGGCGACATCGAGTGCATCACTGCTATCAAGGCAGCACTTGGTGATGATGGCTTTGCTGCATACTGCAAAGGCAATGTGATCAAATACCTCTGGCGTGCTGAACACAAAGGCAACCGCGAGGAAGATCACGCCAAGGCAGTTTGGTACATGCGGAGGCTGTTGCTGCAGTGAATTATCACGCCTTAGCGCGGGAGTTGGTTGATCGCCTAGCTGAGCACGTCCCAGCTGGCGATCCTTTTCTTTGCTATGCCCGTCAATGCTTGACCACACCAGCCGGCAACTGCTTCAAACGCGGTGAGGATAACCCCGCTGCAGTGCTGACACCGGATGATGTGCGTCGGATGCGTGCAATGCGTGAATCCGGCAAGACGTATCCACAACTTGCTAAGCATTACGGGATGAGTGCAAAACAAATCTGGCGAATCTGCAACCACCAACAATGGGCATGGGTCAAATGACTGAACACCACCCCACCACCACCCCACCACCAGAGCTGATCCCCGCCGACAGTGACTTGAGCCCTGCCGACGCCGATGACACATGCTTTGACCGATTGCATGAGATCCACACTATTGCCTGCGCTGCAGCACATGCCCTTAAGTGCATCGACTGGCATCTCGAAAAGAACTGCGACCGCGACGACTTCACCTACGAAGACGCAGCTGGTTGCGTTTATTCCATCAAGCGCGCCCTGCACATGCTCGATGGGCTGACGCGCAGCCAAGGACTAAAGAGCGATCCCCTTTATCCCGAATGGAGCCCAGATGACTGACCCTATGGACGACCTGCGCCAAGCCAGCGCTGCTGCGTCTGGTGTCCAGATTTTGAGCCCCGCCACACAAGCAGTGCTCGACGCCTTCCGCTCAAGTCACACCGGCCCTGGTTGTCTTGCCGCCGCCCTGCGTGCTGCTGCCAGTCAGCTATTGGCTGTGCAATGGAACGGGCAGACACCTGCCGATTCCACGCATCAGCTCGGCATCAACTGGGCACGCGATGCGCTGCACATCCTTGCCAATGAACTCGAAACCCAGTAGTCCGATCAACTGGTGTGCCCGGTAGCCACTCCTCCCGAGGTGGTGGCCTCACTGTCGCCGGGCGCGGCAGTTACGCGATGGCCTAGAAAAGGGTCGCCCACATACTAACAAGCAATGACCATCCTCTGCGACACTGAAATCCAAGCGCTGATCACCGAGCGCAACATGGTGACAAGCCACGACCCGGAACTGATCAATCCCGCCAGCCTTGACCTACGGCTTGGCGAGTTGATCATGATTGAATCCGCTGAGGATCTAGTGATGCGGCCATGCAGCATTGCTGGTCACACAGCTGACAATCCCTACATGCTGCGGCCGGGGCAGTTCATCCTTGCTGAAACCATCGAGCAGTTCAACATGCCGGAGGACATCGCCGGCTTGTTCTTCCTTAAGTCCAGCCGCGCACGTGAAGGCTATGAAAACCTACACGCCGGTTATGCCGATCCCGGCTGGCACGACAGTGTGCTCACGCTGGAACTGAAGAATTCACGCCAGCTGCTGCCGCTGCCATTGTGGCCTGGCTTGAAGATTGGCCAGATGGTGTTCTTCCGCATGAGCAAACAACCTGGCACCAGTTATGCGGTCACCGGTCACTACAACGATGACCTAACCACGACGGCCTCTAAGCAGTTCCTCAGCTAAGTCCAAATGCCACTGCTGTACACCCGGTGGTGGTGCACTTGCAGCTTCCTGCGCCAGCCATGTGATTTGCGATCGCTGGCTGGCTTCTTGCTCTGCAAGCAACAACGCATATTCCAGCAGGCCGTTCCAATCTGCTGCAGCATGTAACGCACGCAACTGCGCAGCATTGGCGGCGCCATGGAATTGTGCTTCCATAGTATGAACCAACGGATTTATCATGTCTGATGCAGTCGGCGATTACCTCAACAATATCGCCAAATTTCCACTACTCACGCCGCAGCAAGAGATACAACTCGGCCGGCGTGTGCAAAGGTGGAAAGAATTAAAGGATCTTGAAAGATCATTAACAATGCAAGAAAAGCGTGAACTGCGCAGTGGTGAACGCGCAAGGCAGCGGTTTATGCAATCCAACCTGCAGCTGGTAGTGCATGTCGCGCGTAAATACACACGCCGTCGTACGCAAACGCTTGACATGATGGACCTCATCCAAGAAGGCAACATTGGCCTTGCGCGTGCAGTAGAGCTGTTTGACTACTCACGCGGCTATAAGTTCTCCACCTATGCGTATTGGTGGATTCGCCAAGGCATCGGCCGCGCATTGGTGCAATACGACCCAATCATTCGCTTGCCGCTTGGTGTGCATGACATGCTGGTCAAGCTGCATCGTGCAGCCGAGCAATTTGCGCAGCGTCATGGGCGCATTGCAACTGCATCAGATCTAGCAGCAGAGCTAGATGTCACAAAAGAAGAAATCTCAAAAGTGCTGTTGCAGTCCTATCGCGTCACCAGCCTTGACAAGCAATCCAACAATGATGACGGTTCACCAATTATTGATATCATCGCTGATGAACGCCAATACGACATCGACGCAGATTGGCAGCTGCAGATGCTGCTTGAATACTGCGACAAATATCTAGATGAGCGCACGCGTGAGATCATCTATGCCAGGCACAGCAAGCAACCAACACCATGGCACGCGCTTGCTAGTCGTTATGGCGTATCACGCCAGCGTGTATCCGAGCAATACCACCGTGGTATCAATCGCTTGCGAATGCTAGCCAACGCTCAACCGCAAGTTCTCGATCAATTAGCCAAGAAGATTGGCACTTAAACCACTCACGCCAGTCATCACTGCCCTTGCGGCGGTTGCATGGCCGACATGCTGGCACCAAGTTGGTTGTCACTGTTGCGCCGCCTTTATGCCGCGGCTTGACGTGATCTAACGTATCCGCCAGTTCACCGCAATATGCGCATTGATGGTCCCACGCCTCAAAGATTTGCTGCCTAAATCGTTGCTTTGCGCTGCGTTTTGGAATGAGGTTGGTGCCATCAATGCAGTGATCCACGTAATGTGGTCAGCTGCTGACAGCCTAATAATCCCAGCGCACGCGAGGCCGACCGTAGCGGATGCCAAGATGCACAAATCCTTTCGGCGCCCCATAGCCAAGGCTGAAGCTCCAGTGCTTATCACACCACTCTTGCACTTTGTGAATATCAACGCCTTTGATGTAAAAATCAACAGCGCCTTCACCTTTCTTGAATAGGTGTTCGCTGCTGCTGGCGCCGCCCACCATGCGGTTGATTGCTGTTGGCCGGTAGCCGCTTGTAACGATCACCGGCTTGTTACCAAATACAACACGCACACGCTCAAGAAACGCAGCCAGCTCAGCAGCAATCTCAATCTGATATTGATAGTCAAACCGCCGCTCTTCTCGGCCAAGCGCAAATTCACCAATCTGGATATGCGGCGTGATGCGTGCACTGAACGGACTGCTTGGTGTTAGCCGCGCCGGCTCTTGCTGTTGCTCACCCATCCACAGCCGACCTTCCGCACGCCGCCGTCGCAGCAAGCCAGCTTCTACGTTGGTGCCAGGATTGCGGTACAACTCAAGCGCTGCCGGCACTGCTGCCCAATCCTTATCGCGCCAGCAACGGCTGATGGTTTCAAAGCCAGGCAGCCCGCACAAGTCAGCGCCAAGGTTATAGGCGAAGCTCACCAGCGCACATTGCTTGTTCGCTGGCATGTCTGCCCAATGCGGCACCGTCTTGCGCAAGCGCTCTGCAATGCGGTCAATTTCAAGCCGCAGCAGCATATCTGCGTCAATCACGGTGATCTTGTCACCACGTTGCACGCGCCGCCCGTCTTGGTATCGGGTGGTGCCGTAGCCAATTGTCCACGGGTCGCCGCCACTCAGCGGATCCGGATATGCGCTGAGATGGCAGCCCTCAAACTCTTTTATCAGTTTTATGGCTGCCGATAAATCCGTGCGCTTGCCGCCGGCTTGCCATGTCTTGTACCACGGTTGATCCCTATTAAAGAGATGCGGCACTTCCTTTAACAAGGCAGCTTCAAGCTCAGCGACTGCCGCCATCTGATGCGGTGTGCCGTGCTTGTAGTACCGGAACAGATCAGTCAGCTTGACCATGGCGAGCGGATGCGAATGGAGCCGTCGTCGTCTTCTTCAATCACCGGCGGCTCTATTGCCGGTGGCTGCGTAGCGTGCCAATCCGCTTCGGCGCGATCCAATTTTGCCGGTAATGTCGCATGGAACTTATAGTCCTGCGCCCATTGCCGCAAGTGATCGCGCCAATCCTTGTCACCAAAGCGGATCAGCCAGACTTCTTTGGGAATACAACCTTGAGCGCCTTAACGATCAGTTGCACCCAAGCATTTTCTTTGATCGGCAGCAGTGCAATAACTTCAGAGCCAGCGGCAACAAGAATGGCAATCGTGGCAAGCGTAGTCGGGTCCATGGTTAGCTGGGTGGACGTGCCTCTAGCTTACTGACGCGCTGCTCTACACCATTAAGACGCGAGAAAGTTTCCTTTCGATCTTCTTTAATGTCCATATGCAACACCTCAAGTTGTGTTGCGATGTGTTCTACGGCACTTGTCAGCCTAATTACAGCATCGCGGGCTTCGTCTGATTTGCGACTGAAGCCCATTGCACCCATCGCGGCAACGGAAATAGACGCGCCAGCCACTGCGGCAATGACTTCGATCATGGCAGCAATGGCTACCTCAACAGGTTAGCGATGCACACGGACACACTCAAACGTCAGCGGTGTTAGTCGATGGGAAAGCGCGGCCTGCGCCCCAGATGATGCGGACGGCGCCATCGGCTCCGTTGAAGGCGGCGCCGGACTGATCTAGGCCACCACCGCCACCGCCATAAAGGCCTCCGTTGTTGGTGCCAGCCGCTCCGCCGGAGCCGCCGCCGCCGCCACCAGATCCTGCTGCGCCGCTTGTACCTTCACCTTGTAGTCCGACGCCACCTCCACCATAGCCTGAAGCGGCACCCTCTTCACCACCGCCACCGCCACCACCGCTACCAGCAGTAGGTGCAGTTTGGGTTGTTCCGCCATTGCCACCATTGCCGGAGTAGCCGCCTGCGCCGCCACCGCCGCCGGCTCTCGAATTGCCGCTTGCTTGTCCAACGCCACCGCCATCGCCGCCACCGTCGTAACCCAAGGTGACGCCACCTTGACCAGCGTTCGCCACAGTGCCGGATGATGCGCTGATACCACCACCGCCACCACCGGCATGACATAGATCCACAGCAGAACGCTGCAGGCGTGATGCGCCCCCTGCCGAGCCTGGTGCGGCATTACCGCCTGCTCCACCTGCACCAACGACAACAGTCAGTGACTCACCGGGTGCAACAGAGATACTGTTTTGGTAGGAGAGGCCGCCGCCGCCGCCACCGAGATCAAGTAAGCCGTAATCGCCAGCACCACCACCACCACCACCAACGCAAACGACGCTGATAGACGTGACGCCTAACGGGACAGTCCAACTTGTAGTGCCAGTAGAAGTAAATTCAACTTGACCAGGCTCGGCGACGTAGCTCGCAAAGATCAAGGGGATAGCGCTTCCAGGAATCATTGTCTTAGCCTCACTGCACGTTGCTGATCAGGTGGCCAACAACAGCAGTGCTGCTGCGGACCATGTAAACGAGCACGTCTACTTCGTTGATTCCTGTCGATAGCGTTGGTGCTGTGCCACCAGCAAACTCCCAGTAGGTGTCGTAGCTCAGTGTGCGACCCCCAGTGACGGCATCTTGCGTGATGAAGATTGCACCGGATTGGCCGGCCACCATATTGCTGGGATTGGCAAGTGTTCTGGGGTCGCCGTCAAGCGTAACGCTAAAGAAATTGCTGCTGGCAAAGTCCACGGCAATTGTCGCTGCATCAGTTAAAGCGGTGATGGATCCGCGTTGCGCTGCAGTGTAAGTTTGAGCAACGTCGGTCTTGGCAGTGTCTGCGTCGTGCGCTTGCACATCAACGCCGATCTCGACACCGAGCGTGACACGCTGTGCAGCAGCATCTGCGTCGTCAAGTAGTGCTCGGCCAGCGGCGGTGCAGGCAATTTCTTCAATGTCGCCGGCACCAGCGGAACTGCGACCCAACAGCTTGTCGGTGGCGCTTACGTCTTGGAGCTTGTTGTAGGTGATTGCCGCACTCGGACTGATGTCACCGTTGACGATCACCTCACTGCCGATGGAGGCTGCGATGGATGCGCCAGTGGTGAGATCACTGTTGACAGTGCCTGTTACGTCGCCGGTCAGCGCAAAGGTGCGAGTGCTGGAAAGCTTGGTGGCAGTCGTGGCCGCCGTTGCCGTGTCGGCGTTACCGGCAAGCGCTGCCGTGATCGTGCCAGCGCTGAAATCGCCGCTGCTGTCGCGGGCAACAATCGTGCTCGGAGTATTGGCTTCTGTTGCAGTGGTGGCGCTGTTGCTGACTTTGCCGGCAGTGCTGATCGTTGCAAGGTAGGTGTCAACAATGGCAGTGCCTTGCCACACGCCAGTGCCGATGGTGCCAACGCTGGTGAGGCTGGAACCAGTGACGCCACTGCCGAGGGAAGTGGCAGTTAGTACGTCAGTGCCATTGATCTTGTAGGTCTTACCGGATGCGAGATCGACGTGCTCGGAAAAAGTCCAGCTATCAGTGGCATCAAGCCATTGGATGGTTTTATCCGTGGCGCCTTTAAGCGTGATGCCGCCTGTGTTGGCAGTGGTGTCGCTTGGTACGGAGACAACACCGATCTCGATGTTACGGTCGGTGACACTCAGGTTAGTGGAGTCAACGGTTGTAGTCGTGCCGTTGACTACAAGGTTGCCGCTAATTGTTGCATTACCAGAAAGGTTGATGCTGTTTAAGAACAGCGGTGAAGCGCCCAGCGCAGTGCTGATGTCGCCAGATACTTTGCTCGACAGTTGCGCTGCATCAACAATCTTGCCGGCAGTGCCATTGGTGATGTCAGCAGACGATGCAAGTTGAACAGTGCCTGATGTACTGGTAGTGGCCAGCGGCACGTTGACAGCTACGGTCCAAGTGCTGCCGTCGTAG